AAGAATGAGAAGAACATACTTACATAACTTGCAGCTGTTGAAAGCATGTCAATGAATTTGCTAAGAATTGGTGCTACTACACTAAGAATCGGTGCAAACGCTGTCGCAAGGCTGTTCTTAAGCGTCTCAAGACTTCCCCACAACATTGATATACTGTTGTTCGTGCTACTTGAATACTGTGCAAGGTTTGTGAACCCATCCTTGATAGCACTAATTGCAGCCGAAAACGCTCTGAATGCTATGCTCATTAGTAAGGACATCTTAAGCATTCTTCCAATGCCGAACCTCGCACTGTTTGCAGCTTTCCCAGTTTTAGTGATAGACTTTGAAGCCTTCTCACTTGCATTCGCCATTTTTTGCTGTGCCGGTGCCGCACTCATCAACTTCTGTTTGTAATCATCAATACTTCCTTTTACAGAATTGTAAGAAGTATGAAGACGATTATTCATGTCAGCAAGTTTTCTCTCTTCTGCTTGCAATGTGCGCATACTGGCAGCTGCTTCTTGTGTCTTAGAGCCAAGCGTAAACGCTCCACCTGACGCTTCTAAGTCAGCTAATTCTGCTTTTGCATATTTGATTTCATTCTCAAGCTCTTCTATGTCATACTGCATCCTCTTGAAAGATGAACTGCTCTGCTTTCCACCAGTAGAAAGAAATTTATCCTGTGCAGCTTTCAGTGAATTCAGTTTTTGAGTAGCCTGTGAAATCTGTGTTTGTATCTCTCTGTATTCGTCTGTTGGTACTTTCTGTTCACCGTACTCAGCAACCTTCTTCTTCAGTTCAGATACCTTACGCTCCTGTGCAGCGTATTCATTGTTCAGCTTAGCGAATGCATCCGCTTGTTTGTTGAGAGCTGTCTGCGCTTTGTTCCCCATGTCATTTACAGAGTTTGCCATTCTTCTGACAGCTGCTTCAACTTCTTTGCTTCCGGCTTTCATGCCGTCAGCGTTAATCTCTGTGTCAATTATGATATAGCCGTCGGCTTGTGCCATTTCTAATCCTTTCCACCGCTAATTATCTGCGGTCAGCGAATATCTCTAACGATATCCGGTTATTTATTCAATCCGAAGAGTTCTCGGAGTTCAGCTTTCTCTTCGTCACTTCTCTCTGTACTCTTCTGATGCAAGTCTACGATAGACTTATTATTTTTGTAGTATTCCTGTTCCCACTTCTCTAACTTCTTACCTTTTCTCTTCTTGTCTCGGATGCTGACTACTGTTGAGAATGTGCTTTCTCCGATTTCCATATAGAGTCCGAAGAATGTCCACCAGTGCATATATTCTGTGGCTCTTACATCAGCGTTATTCACCTTATTTACAGCCGGTATGATGATTGGTGCATCCTGTTCCCAGTCCATTGTTCTAGGTCTAGGTTTGCCATCATTTTTGATACCGCAATCGATGAACTCACACGCTTTCTGACAGGCTTCTTGCCAATCCTTAAGTGGCATGGAATCAAAGTCCACATAGAGGATTCTAAGCATCGTGAGTGTTTTCTCCTGTTGTTTCTCTTCTTCTGTCATGCCAGGCTCGAAGATATCCGGATCATTCATAGCAGAAAGAATATCCAATATCACTCTAAAATCAGAGCGTATCGAATATTCCTTTCCATTAACGTCTAAAGATGTAGGAAGTTTCCACGGATCCATTAATTATGGTACTTAGCCACATACTTATTCATGCGACTCTGTACCTTCTTTGTGCGGATATTCATTTCCTTTTCAATCACTTTTGCGATAGAGGACAGAACATTCTCCATGTACAGTTCTCCATTCGCCAGTGGTGAGAATGCTCCGAGGATAGAGAAGAATGTCTCTTTTGCATCCTCTCCGATGAGATAAGAGATTCTCCCTGTAATATCTTCCTCAGCTTTTCTCATATCCGCTTCACTTGGATTCTCTGGCAGCTGATATGAATTGTAGTATTCAACCACTTCCTCATATCTCTTCACGATATTTGTATCTGTAGGTCTGAACTCGAACTTGCCGAGTACCTTTCCTCTTTTGTTCTCAATCGTGTAGACCTTGCTACCATCATCTACTACAATCTTGTTTGCCATTGGTTTTGCTAATTTATTGCTCATTGTATCGTCCTTTCTCAAATCGTCTTTTCAATGAGGTATATCTCTTCGTCATTTACGTCTAATATTGTGTCTCCACGGATGTCAAACCATCGTTTCAGTCACTCAATATTTCCCTCTGTGAATACTGGATTACCTGATTTCAGCGATTCAGCTGTGACATAACCTTTTGTTCTCTCACCATCGTCTGTTACATCAAATGGGATATTAACGCCAGTTGTGTCTCCACCATAGCTCTGTGGTTTAACCATTACTTCCTGTACATAAGCAAGATGCTTTGTGGCTGCCGTGTCCTCTACGATTACTTCAAGCATAAGTGTCTTACAAGCTTCACCTTTCAGACGGTTAAACGCAATCTCTCTAATCTTCGGATACAGTTTGGACGCTGGATCTGCGTAGAATGGATCAGCTGACATGGAAGGTGCATATCCATTATCAGTTGTCACAGTTTTTCCAAGAATGGTCCTCTTCTGTTCCGTGTCTGGATTAAGCTCCACGGACATTTCCTCGATATCGTCACCGAGAACCGCCCACTCTGCTGTTGCCGGTGTCTTTTTAAACGATGCATCAAGATAATGCATCAACGCTTCACGCTCTAATTTCATGTTTGTTATCCTCCGTTATTTCTTGTAGAATATGTTTCTGTATTTCAAGGAGATGCTGATTGCCCAATCTTGGACATTGCCATCACTCACATTATCTAAGTGAGCCGGTGTAAGTCTTATAATCTCCTCTATTTTTCTCTCTTCTGTAAGCACTGGATATTCTTCCAGTTTTACTTGTTCTCCATTTATTACAACCGTCTGCTGTTCAAGCCACTTTCCAAGAGTGTCAAGGAATTCTTTGATACTGGCCTTAATCTTTGGAGAGTCGATTGAAGACCTGTAGATTACATAGAATGGATAATTGCATAACTGATCTACTTTACCGGTTACACTCTTCTTTTCCTGTGCAATCACTGCTCCAGCTACCGGATAGAAGGCTATACCGCCATCTTCTTCCAGAGTGGAGAACCTTATCTTTTCATCTTCCTCTAATCCCGGAAAACTATTGAGAAGAGAAACGAGTGCATCTGTTACCGCATCGTAACCGTCTACATCGTACTTGACCGGTTTCTTACTTTCCTCCGGCACGTTTCTTCACTCCTTTCACCCAAGACTTCACATATTGTTCCTTTGCAGCATCAAACCAATGGTCTGTTGCGCGTGGATGTGCTGTCTTGTCAAACACAAGGTCTCTGTCCGTGACCACTTTCTTCGCTCCGGCCCTTGCCCACGGTGAGCCTGTGACAGGATCTACCATAACTTTTCTTTCATAGAGGAATCTTCCGTAAGGTGGAGCACCGGCAATCACTTGACCGCTTCCTTGCATGGATCTGCTCATAATCGCAGACACATTTCTCATGTTACCGTCACGAAACGGCATATACTTTTCCATGTCAGTGAACACTCGACCATCTAGCCAGTTCTGTGCTTCCTGGAACTGCTTTTCAAATCTGTTCAAGCTGACATTTACTTTGATGTCACCTTTTACGATTGAGAAACTAGGAAAATGAAATGTCTTGCTTGCCATATTACTTTCCTCCAATCTCAAAATGAGGAATCAGTGTGTAAGAACCTACGCTTGTGATCAGAAAGACATTATCCATCTTCTTATTCAGATAATCGTAGAATCCTTTGTTCGTGCGTGACGTATAGTCTTCATCGGCAATTACCGTTTCCGGATATTCGCCTTCCATGAAGATGTCACCTGTCGAGAATGTGATTGAACCCTCTTTGTTTTCCGCAGTTTTCCACACTTTCGGAGTGAGATAGGAAAGATTGCACACCACCCTTTCTCCCTCACGTACCTTAAACGGTACATGAAGATTAGCTGTATCAGCCGTATCCAAGCCAGTTTTGGCAATGTTGGCTGCCTTGTCCGTTATAAGTGTGACTCCAGATATAACATGAGGATACCAATATATGGCATCACTCTTGTCTGTGTATTTGTTGAATACAGTCACAGTCTTGTCATACATCGGTATCCCCTCCTAATAGAATTCTTTTCCACATTCTTTGCACTTCCACACATGGTGAGTCTTGTACTCATGGTCTCCGACCTCATCAAGGAAAGTTGAAGAATATGTTAATTTTTCGTGTCGGCATGTTAACCGCTTAAGCCATCTAAATACCAGCATAGAGTAGGCACACTCCTTTCTTATCTGCAAGGTGTTGCAGATATTCAGAAGCCACCTGTCTGATCAGCAAAGCTTCCACTTTCTTATCCATTGACGCTTGTGCATAGATGCTGTCTGCTGTTCCGCTAGTCCCAGTGACGAAACTAATGCTTTCAGCACCTGACGTAATGGATGCTACTTGTTTCTTGCTCACAGTACCGTCTTCATGCTTTACCACTCCGACCGTATCCATTGATGCTTTTCTGATTGAGTCAATCTGATGCAGTACTTCTGCGACCGCACAGACAGCCTTTTGAACCTTTGTGTTAGCTCTTTCGTCCTCCGGAAGTCCATCGGCTAATCTGTCAAAAGTGATGCTGTCCACACGTTCGCTTGCTCGCTCTGCATACTTAGGAAACTCTTCCTCTGTCACGGCATCTCCAAAATATTTAGTTGTATAGAACTGATAGTCTGTGTATGCCATGTGAATCTCCTTACTCAGCTTTTTTTCTTGTCTGCTGTTTCTTCTGTGGCTTATCTGCTACTTCTTCGTATTTGTTAGGATTGCTCTTCATACTGGAAATACTATCGGCATTGTCAGTAGAAAGATACAATCCTGTCTCTTTGTCCAAAAACTTCATCTTAATTAACCACCAATTTTCTTATTTTTGAAGATAAGATCCGGTGTAACAGATTTTGTTCCGAAGTGGTAGAACAGTTCGATTCCGTAAGCGTTTGACAGTGGAATCTTCTCTGCATTGTAAGGATCTGACATTACTGGCTGCGCGATTGCACC